TGAAGCTCACTTATTTAAAAGTAAGTCATTAATATCTATAATGACAAAATTACATCATGCAAAGTATAGGTTTGGATTCACTGGAACTTTAGACGGCACACAGACGCATAAATGGGTCTTAGAGGGTCTATTTGGGCCATCATACAAGGTGACTAAAACAGATGAACTAATGAAACAAGGGCATCTTTCACAGTTAGACATTCAGTGTTTGGTTCTTAAACATGCACCACAAAAGTTTGAAACATATAATGATGAGATTGAATATCTAATATCTCACGAGCAACGAAATAAATTTATTACAAATTTAGCACTTGATCTTAAGGGTAATACTCTCATTTTGTATAGTAGAGTACAAGCTCATGGTTCAGTGCTATACAGTATGATAAATACAAACAAGAGTGATAAACGAAAAGTTTTCTTTGTTCATGGTGGTGTGGATGCTGAAGAAAGAGAACAAATTCGAGAAATCACTGAGAGAGAAGTGAATGCTATCATCGTCGCATCTTATGGCACATTTTCAACAGGTATCAATATTAAAAACTTGCATAATATTGTTTTCGCCTCTCCGTCAAAGTCAAGGATACGAAATCTCCAAAGCATTGGAAGAGTTCTCCGAAAAGGAACTAACAAAACCAAAGCTATTCTATACGATATCTCTGATGACTGCTCAGTTAAATCAAGAAAAAACTACACATTAAATCATCTCATTGAAAGAATTAAAATTTATAATGAAGAAAACTTTAACTATGATATAATTACAATACAACTCAAAGACAAATGATCGAAGACGACTTTTACGCTACTATCAAATTTAAAAGTGGAGAAGAGATCTTTGCGAAAGTTGCTGCCTCTGAAGAAGTAAATCGAACAGTATTACTTATATCAAATCCAATAAAAGTAAGTGAAGTTAAGAGTAAGGGTGGAATGACAGGATATAAAGTGGAACCATGGCTTAAAACCAGTAAGGATGATATGTTTATGGTGGATTTAAGTGATGTATTAACAATGTCAGAATCATCTGATGTAGAAATGATATCAATGTATCAGAGATGGTTAAGAGATACCACTCGATCAAAAAATCATGAACCTAAATTGAGTCGTAAAATGGGATATATTTCAACAGTAAATGATGCAAAGGATATACTAGAGAAACTATATAAATCTAAAGAATCAAAGGGCTAATATCTTTAAACCTCTACAAAGGTTATTATACACATATTTTGATATGATGTCAAGTACTTGCTTTTTTATGGTATAAATGTTATACTTTCTACATAATAGGGATTATAATTATGGCGATAACTAGGAATATGCCTAAACGTAAAAGATCGGAACATTATGTTAATAATAAAGAGTTTCTTGCGGCCCTTATAAGATATCGTGAAGATGTAGAGATTACTTATATTAAGAAGTTTGGTGAGCCACCAGATAAAGCAGGTAGGGCATCATCATGGGATACGAAACCAGTGATTCCAAGATATATTGGTGATTGTTTTTTAAAGATTGCAAATCATTTATCATTCAAACCCAACTTTGTAAATTATATGTTTAAGGAGGATATGATCTCTGATGGA